CGGGAACAACATCACAATATTATGTACATAAACACAAAATATTAACATCATCTGAAGATTACATATTAGACAAAGTTGGTTTTGAGAGTCCAATATGGGAAGATGAAAAGAAAATTTTATTCGAAAACGCATTGCAAGAAAATGACGTAATTGTTGAAAGAAATAGAATGGAGTCGGTTATATATGATTTTAAGGAACCATTCACATTAACAGGTATAACAAATAATTTGGGTTACACACCAACAGATTTATATGTTTCTATTTTTTTTAGAAATGGTAATGGGTACTTCAACTACCCACCAAAAGTAGGTTGGAAATTCAATTTTCACGATACTTGGATAGACGCGCATTTTAGTGGAAACACTTCTGTGGAAACAAATATACCAACAGGTACAACAACAAGTAATTTATCGGGTACAACATTTACATCAGGTAATTTTTTATCAATTGGAACTACGGGATTAACAGGAGCATTTATTGAATATAATAAGAGTGAACTTAAAGAAAGAGTAATAAGTGAAGCCTATCATAAGTTCACTTCACCCATATCAATATTTGATCATGGACAAGACGATGCGTCATTATTTTCGGAATCATCTGTAAATAATTTACATGGTTTATATTATCAACCTTATCACAGGATTAAAATAAGACAATTATCCCCATACATCGAAACTTCAAATACCGATGAAATACTTAATTTGCCCGATAATGTAAAATATTTTGAAAGTGAGGGAGTGTGGAAATGGAGAGATTTATATGATCAAGGATTTGTAGATCAGGATGGATATGGAACAAATTATCCGTTTATTAATAACATTCATTATATAAAAAATGATATTAATTTCTATTTAAGAAGTGAGAAAGATTATGTTAATAAATCGGATGGAATAAAGAAGTTTAAAGATAGTAAAATTTGTTGATGAAAATATTAAGAAAAGATATTGACCAAAATATTACATTAAATTCTGAGGACACTTTTAAAACTGATCTTGGTTGGCAAGACAATGCGGAAGAAATGGAAAAAGAGGTTCTTGAAAATATCATAAACCCCGTTCAAAATTTTGAAACTGTAAGGTATATACATAAACCCTATACAAATTCAAGTGCATTAACACAGACTGACATATGGTTTAAATTTAATTTTTTAAGTGGTACCACATATGTTCAAGATTATGAACCAACAGGTCTAAGTGCTAGAGAGAATGCATTAATGTTAAGACAGACAACTGAAAGTTTTTTTAGACTAGAATTCTACAAAACACCAAATAATCTATCACCTGACAGAACAAATAGAAGATTGGTTTTTTCTAAAAATTTATCACTACCATTAGGTGAGAAATTTTATTATACTGTACTTAACGATTATATTTTTAAACCTGTTTTTATGGGTTCAAACTATAGAAATAAAGAAAATATGTATTTTTTTTGGTTTCAAGACGATAGTGCATTGAATGAGGAAACATTGACGGGTGATACTTTTTATATGACCGCAAAATTTTTTAATGCTGAAGATGGATCAATTACCGATTTTGTCACTTCAAATCTTACAACCGAAGTTAACGAGAGTTCAAACATGTATTATAAAATGGTTATTAATAAATCGGATTATTCATATCAAATTTATAGATATAGTGGAACCACAGGAAGTAGAATTGGTGAATCTAATGACCCAATAATTTTTTTTGAAAGAAAAACTTAATGAAAAAGAATAGATACGAAATATTAAAAAAACACATTAATACCACTAAACTTGTTTCATTAACAAGTCAAAATTGGTATGATGAAAATGGTAAATTAGTTCCATGGACTAGTGGTAGTATCTATATTGGACCAAATACTGGTGACATTGTTTTCAATTTAACGGGAGGAACCGTAACAACTGGGTACTATAAATGGAACACACCAATAACAGGTAGATGGAATTTAATTGAACCCGCACCAACAAAACTAAGCACTGAGACCGATACGGAATATTTGAATAAAGTTAGTGCCAAAAATTTTGATAGTTTCTTTTTACCCATATTTTTAGAATCGACAGTTGATGAAATGGGTGTAATGGTGGGATTTGATGGGAATATTCAACAAGTCGAACAATTATGTAATTTTTCATATACACAAACAGGTTATACAATTCAAATATATAATACAGTTAATCCTGATGCGTTTAGAGGTATTTTAGAACAAACTTTTACAATAAAATGGGGGGATGGAAACACATCTGGATTGACCGTAAATAGTGGAATAGTCGGTACAAATTTTCCAACTATTGTACATACTTACCCATCAACCACAACAGGATATACAATATCTATTACACTTGACGCACCGTGGTTAAAACAAAAAATAAATAAACAAATTAGTGTACCAAAAAATTTGACACAAGATTTAATTGGTACTTACACTTATACAGGTACAAACTTACCTTATTATAATACGGAACCAATAGAATATTATTTACAAAGTGGTAGAACACAAGACTATTTAAACGATTTAGAATATAATCCACCAACGGGGTACACAAATAATGTATATAATAATGTATTTGGTAATTATACGGGATTCACTTACTTAGGTATAGGTGGTAGTAGATTAGAAGAAAAAAGAAGATATGGGGCAACAACATATTTTGACACAACAATTGATACAACAACTTTCGAGGATGGGTCAATTTTATCATATACAGGATATAGTTTTACATACACATATACCGGATTAACAAGTAACGTAAATGATGATGTAGTAACAACTTTAACTTATAGGGATTATGAGGATGGGACAACATTAATTACTGGTAACACAACAGGATTCACCAAAGAAGAAATACGTGCGGATGAAATTATACGAGACATGATTACAAGAAACGAACACTTTTTAGGGTTCGTTGATGACCCAACCGTTTATTCTGACATTTTTGTTGAGAGAGGAAAACAAGGTGTCTTAGAAAAGACACTAAGACTTAGTGAAATTGATAATACGGGTGAATTATCTATATACGGAAATGGATATTTTAATATCAGAAAACAATAAAAATTATATTTATAAATAAAAGTTATGGCAGTAGGTAGTTACGGAACAATAAGACCAGCAGACGTGTCCCCATCAGATGTGGATATATTCCTGCATTATGTACCAAATAGATTATCAACGTCAGATGTTTCCCTCACAAAGTTATCTTCCGAGGATATTTTGACACCTATTTTTCACAATAATGATACAGACACATCGGATGACGGAAGCGCATCTGGTAACGAAATTTTAGGTGGTTTATACAATTTAAAACTTAGTTCATCTAATTTTTCTGATTTAGGTGTTTACACACTACACATAAGACCAAAACAAATACGACTATCAATAACAGATTGCGGAATTTTAGCTTCATTACCTTCGGTTAGAGGTTTAATAATTGATTTATCAAACGTACCCACTGCGGATAGAGGTAAATTTACCCCACAAGGTTTAGTTGGGTATAGAATAGAATACTTAAATGATGATTCGAGTAAGATTCCAAATTTTTATAGAATAGTAACATCTTCTTTTTATTGTACACCTGTGGTATCTAATTTAACTAGTACAACACAAAAAGCAATTAGATATCAATATAGTAATACAACAACTAATTTGATGTTTTTAACTGTCACACCATCGTCCGCACCGTCAAGTAGACCGAATGTAGTACCATTTATCGGGGAACCAGGACAGAATATTATTATGACAAATACTTTTTTTAATCCTACCACGGTGGAGATTGAAATGGTAGAACACGATGCGTCCACATTGGCACACGCACTATATGGTAACCAAACTAAAGCGGTTTCTTCTGGCATCTACACCATTTATGATAATAATAACGATATCTACAAACAGTACAACCTATATGAAGTTAAGGATGAATTTAATGAGACCTTATTTGAGGTTAGGGAGGAAAAAACAGATATTGACGAGACATTAAACTTCGATGATATTACTCAATAATGGCAAGAAGAAAAGTTCCAAGTCAAGCGGCAAGTGGCGCAGAAACATTTAGCGATAGTTTAGTCGGTAGACAGATTACCGACGGTACTAGCCAATTGACTAATACGAACTTCGCCATTGATAGGACGATTCCCGATAGAGATGAAAAACTTTTAGATCGGGTCAGTTTTCAGATTTTTTAACCTTAGATGATATTAAGGACGAAAAATATAAATCCGAAGATGAGGTATCAGTATCAGAATCAAGAAAGAAAGAGGTAAAGTTTAGAGGATCAAAAGACGACGCAAACAAGTCTTTATTTGGTTCGTTAAAAAACAGAATTGCTGTTTCCGTAACCAACATTATTCAAAAATATCCTGCAGCTGTTTTAATTGATAAAAATAGTTCAGTAAGAAATTCAAACTACACTGTTGATAATATATCATATGATGTTAGTTTAAACACAACACAACTTGAAGTTGATTACGGTAGATTGTACAACCCAATGGATGTTGTTTTCGTTAAACCGAATAGTCAGGTCGAACCAAATACCACAAATAAATTAAGAAATTTTTATTCCTCATTTACAAAATATGTTATTGAAATAAGTGGTGTAACATATGATATTGTATCATATACAGAACCCGATAGTGATAAAATAGTAATTTTAAAAGTAAAAGGTAAACCTTTTAATTCTTCAAACTATAGTGAAAATGTTTTAATCAGACCTAACGATGGATTGGTTGAAGAATTTTTTTACAATATAGATGAATTAGAAGAAAGTTTATTAAATAGAGAAACAAGTCCAAAATACACCGCAACGTTTACAATACCGAGGGATAGTATTGATAAATCTGATACGGTTTTATCTGAGGTGGAAATTACATGGCCACTTTCAAAAGACAATTGGAACATACAAATAGTTGGTCTTGAGTTCGATATCTACATAAGAGACTTGTCTGAAATTGCGGAACAAGTGGATGATTACAAATCTAATTTATTTGTTAGATTTATGACATCACCACAACTTTTTGAATTTGATACTGAAGACAAAAAGGCGGAGTCGATATTCCAATTATATGGACATAGTTTTGATAGAGTAAAAAAATATATTGAGAACATTGCTTACATGAGAAATGTAAGTTATGATGGTATTAACAACTTACCCGATATACTTTTAAAAAATCTTTCAAATACACTCGGTTTATCTACGGTTAATTTATTCGACGAGAAAAAACTTGAAGAATTATTATATACTAGACAAGATGATCAATACTCAGGATTAGCGGTTGGTAAAACAATTGTTGATGCTGAATATGAATTCTACAGAAGATTATTAGTCAATTTATCTCACATATATAAATCAAAGGGTACCCGTTCATCTATTGAATTTTTCTTAAGATTTTTAGGTGCACCTGAACCAATGATTAAAATTAATGAGTTTGTTTATCAAATCACCTCATTTCCAAAATCGTTTGATTTAGATGGTGACATATATGATGTTGTTTCTGGTACAAAAAAAATTAATGTTGCAACATTTGTACAAAGTGGGTTTACATATCAAGTAGAATCCATAACTGGTTCAACAACATTCACATTGGATTCGTATCCTGTTGAAGAAGGAACAAAATTTCCAAAAACGGCTTATGATGAATCATCAAATGTTTTTTTCCAAAAGGGTGCCGGTTGGTATGATATAACATTAGACCATAGGTCCGTTGATATACTCGATACCGAAAATTCGGTTCTTACAGGAAGAACCAAAACAATAAAAACAAAAAATAAATCCTTTACCTATGGTGAAGATTATTTTGACGTTTTCAGAAGTCTACCTGGTTTAGATACAGGTTATGATATTGTTGGTAAAGTAGATAATAGACAAAGACAAGTTGCGGATAATTATGGTTCTTTTATTTTCAATAGAAAAAATATAGAAGTTTATCTATCATCTGCAAAGGCTATTAACTATGATATTTGGAGAAAATCAAGAGAATTAGAAATATCATTTGGTAGTCAAACATTAGAACCGCAAACAGGGGTAACTTTTGCCGAGTATGTGGATAGAATGATGAGTACTCAGATAACTAATTCCCATACAATAAAATACAAAAAGAACTATATAAAACTTGAAGATATTTTTCAAGATTATGTATCATCTACAGGATTTACATCATACAATTATCCTGATGTGAATGAATTTATTTCCAAAATGGGCCCATATTGGACAAAAGTTTTGGATCAGATTATTCCCGCCACAACACTATGGACTGGTGGTAA